CCAGGATTTAGAGTTGCCACGATGGGCTTAGAATATGCCGAGCGAAGAACGTTGAATGGAAATAACATATTGTATGTTTTTGTGTCGTCCTTAACAACACTGCTTCCATCTTTTTTGTAAGACTCCAAATGCACAGTATCTTTGAACCCGAACGAGTGGTCATAGTAGTAAAGAGCATCTTCTTTTTTAATCATATCAAATGTGTAAAGAGAGCTAGTAAAGTGACCTAGATCCTGCGATTGTATAATATCAAGGTTAGTTTTAAACGTGATATTTTCTACATTCGAATAATTTTCTTTAATCTCGTTTTGATGAGTATTTGCATTAAAGACATATTCGGAATAAATCATTTCACTTTCTATTTGATTTACAATTAGGTCCTCTAGAGATACGCAATAGAAACCCTTAGTAGTCTCATAGAAAAGAAAAGTGGGTGATTTATCTCGCTTTGTTCCAATTGATCTTTTTGCTAACCAGTTGATACATTCGATAGGCGACCACATAGGAGAAACAAAAGATACTTTAGAAAGATGAGGAGTATCACCGATAACCAGAGTATTTTTATTGGCATCGTCTGATTCGTTTTCTGAAATGTTATCTTTAAAATATCTAGGTAATCTGAGATTTTCCTCGAAGATTTGATAGATAATATCATCTGTTGTTCCGGTATATTTTTTACTTAACCGAGTTACGTTATCGTATATTGCCTCGAGTGAACAGAAGTGTAAAACATACACCTGCTCTTTATCATCATAGACGGTTCTATTTTTTACTGCATATACAGCAAACGCTTTTTCAATCTTGTTTAGTGGGTCATGACCCGTACCAGCTTTTGCCATACCCGGAGTTTCAATATCTAATAGAAGAACTTCATCTCCTACGATTGGAAACTGTCCAACTAGATTTCTAGAATCTCTTATAACAAGATTGCCATATAGTGATGGAGTGAAGATATCTTCGTAGATATTAATTTCAACCATAAACGGCGCCAAATCGAGAACAGTACCATCAACTGTTCTCGACAATTTAATTTGATTGACTCTTACGTCACCCGCTTTTTGAAGCGTTTTTCTATTATCTACTTGTTGGTCGGGCATATTACGAAATCATACTCTTATACATCGCTTCAAAACTTCCTATATATTTAGGCGGAAGAATTTTGATTTCTCGTTTGGATTCATTCAATTCGGTCTCATATATCAGATTAGTAACTTCTTCAATATCACCATTTGCAAGATCGGCTGCGTCAAAATCTACAATATATTTGTTTTCATCTGTAGTTCTATAATGATGAACTTCATACATTCCATCTGAACCATATTTTGTTTTGCAATAAAGATCGAGATCCCAAGAATTCATTGGCCACTCTGTTCTAGCATCAATGATATCATTCAATATCATAATTACCCAATGATAATTTGGATCCCCATAATATTTGTCAGCTACCTGTTCAATCGTGAAGCCGTCTGGAATAGTAATAGTTTGTAAGTCAATAAAGTCATTAGCAAATCTATTTACAGAAACTCTACGAAAGATATCTGTTACTACAGTATCTTTTCCATCCATTTTGATGATTAATTTTGGGAAAGAACGAAAAAACATTTTAATAACCCTTTTGAATTCTATCGCCGGTGAGAGTTTCAAGTTCTGTGAATTCTAATCTAATTGTGCATTCTGTTGGCACACCCCATGTATCGTAGAAAGAAGTCATACCCTCTGCGCCGTAATCGATTGACATACTAGTTAGAGCGCAATTTGAAATCTTTCTAACAAACTGGTTCTCTCTTCCTTGATAATAATAAACAATCAAGAATTCTGATGGGTATTCTAAGAACATAGTTGTCTTAGATTTTTCTGGATGCATATGTCTAAGAAATGTGTATAGAATACCACCCTTCTTATAGTTTCCATTATCCATAACTTCATTTGCGCCGTCGCCGAAAATAGCTCTTGCTTCTGCTTCGTTTCGAGGAGAAAACTTATAATCAAACGCAAATTTTCTAAAACCCATGCTCTTGAATAGTTGTTGTTTGTATGGATTTTCAACTCGTTTGGTAGACGCCTCAACTGCATTTTGCAATAGATCGCCACCGACAATTGATGTAATTTTACCAAGTTTTCTTGCGATGTAGTCCGCGCCGTCTGCACTCGTTAAAGAATCTATCACAGAAGTTCCGCTACCTGCTGCCGCTAGTAGACCACCCAAATCTGCCACATCCCAGTTTGCAGAATATGATGCACTTAGTTTTTCAGAAACATGTAGTGCAATGCAAGTCTCGCCTATATAAGTATTGGCTAAACTGACTGTAGCTGCATTATATGCCGCACCCGCCGCCTTGCCACCCAAATATCCAACGCCACCTCCAATTAATGCATTCCCTGCGTTTCCTACTAATTTACCAAAGCCATTTGTAATACCAGAAACTAGTCCATTGGCAGGTGTGCCGTTTGCGTTACCGCCATTATCTAATAATTTGCCAGCGAGGCCAGCTGCCATACCGGTCTGAAAACCTACTACTTCGGATGCGGCTTGAGTAGTTGCGTCTGCTTGTCTTTCTGTTCCGATATTATTAGCACCAGATATAAATTGTTTTAATTCACCGCCAGATGTTGGCTTAGATGGTTTACCTGTAGCAGAACCTTTTCTAATTAGTGGATAAAAAACTACCCAATGGAGATGTTCTTCTTCTCCTAAATTCTGAGGATATTTTAAAATAAGTGCTTCATTCTCATTCTCAAGCGGATTGGATAATTCATCAACATCTCTGGAAAATCTAGACGCTGGCTGGGCAGCCGGCGGCGCGGCACCAGGAGCACCCTGTGCTTGCTGCTTCTGATCTGCCGCTTGTTGCTGAGGCGAAGAAGTTGTGGTTGGCGCCGCAGTAGTTGTAGTTTCTACCATTAGTAATAAATATCCTATTGAGACAAGTTTGGACTATTTATATGTCATATTCAAAAGAAACTATGAAGGGAATCTATAAAATACAGAATCCCAAGAAGTATATTGGTAATCCCAACACTATTATATATCGTTCTAGCTGGGAACTGAAATTCATGAAATGGTGCGATAGTAATCCAAATATATTGGAGTGGGGTTCAGAAGAACTTGCAATTCCCTATATTTCACCCAAAGATAATAGGGTGCATCGATACTTCGTTGATTTCTACATGAAAGTAAAAGAAAACAGTGGGCAAACTAAAAAATACTTGATAGAAATAAAACCATCTAAGTTTGTTGCACAACCAAAAATTCCCAAAAGAAAGACTAAGCAATTTCTAAATGAAGTGTTGACATGGGGTGTCAATCAAGCAAAGTGGAAATATGCGTCCGAATTTTGTAAAGATCGTGGCTGGGAATTTATGATACTTACTGAAAAAGAACTTGGAATTACTGCATAAATATAGACTAAGGAGACAATACTATGGCTAAAGCATCAGGAAATACAAAAACAGTATTTGCAGCACCGCGCCGCAAGGGAATCAAACTAAGCACGATGAACAAGCATAAGCGCCGCAATTTTAAGAAGTATAGAGGTCAGGGCCGTTAATGGCAAATAACGCATTCCAGAAATTACGAGCTAACATTGGCGATGGGCAAAGGTCCATTCAATGGTACATGAATAATGTGCGCAATCTTGTGGGTGCGAGACTTTCCAATAATACGGTTATGAAATCTGATATCGGTGAACTGAAATCAAACTTTGAAATCGGTTCTATGTATCTGTATTTCTATGACCCTAAGTGGAAAGACCAACTTCCGTTTTATGATACATTTCCTTTAGTGCTTCCTTTTGGACCAGCTAAGGGTGGATTCTATGGCATCAATCTGCATTATCTTCCTTACATGCTTAGAGCTAAAGTGTTAGGAGAACTTTTAGAATATGCGGACTCTAAAACTCTTTCAAATACTAGCAAAATGCGCTTGTCATATCAACTATTAACTAGTTTACAAAATGCACCAGAAATAAAGCCTTGCATTAAGCATTATCTCACAGGTCATGTTAAATCGCAATTTATGAGAATAAATCCTTCGGATTGGAAAGCGGCAGTATTCTTACCAGTAGAAGCATTTGTTGGTGCAACTAAAGAATCCGTTTTCAGAGACACTAGAGGTAAAATCTAATGGCAGAAGCCGCACATAGTCTAAGAGATTTCATAACACTAATTAGAAATCAAAATCTTGCTAGATCAAATAGATTTGAGGTATACATTAGTGAGCCTGAATGTTTAGTTGGCCATCAAACATCACAAGGTGAATCCACTCGCGTAGTTTCGATGTTAGCAGAAGATGTTATCTTTCCAGGTCTTCTCCTGGGAACAAGAATGTTGAAACTAAATAATATTTTGGAACCAAGAGCAACTGCTATTGATTTTGGCGGAGATTCCATAACAGTAACATTTTTATGTGATAATGCTTGGGTGGCAAAAGACTTCTTTGGCGATTGGATGAGAAAAGCAATAGATCCGAATACAAGAGAAATTCGATACCCAGAAGAGTATTATGGACAAATGGACATTGTATCTCTCAATGAGCAAGATAATATTATCGCAAGTTGGAGATTGATTGATTTGTTTCCTAGATCGATAGCACCCATTCAGGCATCTGCGACTAATGCACAGGTGCTGAGAATGCCAGTAACTTTTACTTACAAGAAGTGGCAAGTAATCGGTGGCTATCAACCAGATGGTTCTGGTGTCGGAGGAGTCTCTGACCTTGATAGAGAAGAACCAGTAGATTTCGAACTAGATTCCAATGACCCAAATATGGACATGGATATAAATTTTGACGATGATATCACTATATAAACATTAATTGGAGATTATTATGATTCCTGTAATTACTACACCAACATTTGAAGTTGAAGTTCTTTCGACTAAACAGAAAATACGGTGCAGACCTTTCTTAGTGAAAGAAGAAAAAATTCTTGTGATGGCACAAGAACAAGATGATAAAAAAGAAATTCTAAATGCTATGCAGGATATTGTTACTGCATGTAGCAACGGTGCTGTTAATGGACACACCCTTCCGATTTTTGATTTACAGAATCTTTTCTTACGAATTAGATCACAATCAATCGGCGGAACTTCGGATTTCAATTTGATTTGCGGCGAATGTGGTCATAGAACACCATTTACTTTAAATCTAGATGCAATTCAATTGCAGACAAACGAAGAGCATACAAATAAGATTATGTTGACCGACACAGTGGGTGTAGTTATGAAATATCCTACACCAGAAGACACGGTAAGCGATGAACTAAAGGTATTCGATCTTGTAGTGAATTGTGTTGACCAGATTTTTGATGAACAACGAGTATACAGCACCGCAGATGAATCGAAAGAAGAAATTGAAAAGTTTATTGATAGTCTGACAAGTGAGCAATTCGAAAGAATTGCAAAGTTCTTTGAAACTATGCCTAAGCTAGAGCATACTGTAGATTACACTTGTTCTAATTGTAGTAAAGAAAACATTGTATTCATGGACGGGCTAGAAAGTTTTTTCGGATAGCCCTTTCCCATGATAATTTGATGAACTTCTATCAAACAAACTTTATTCTAATGCAAGAGCATAAATATAGTTTGAGCGAATTGGAAAATATGATGCCGTGGGAAAGGGAAGTTTATATAGGTATGTTAGTGACCCACTTGAAAAAACAAGAAAACGATTTAAACACTGGACAATAAATGCTACCTGTAATAAATGACAGCAATCCAGGTGCAGAAGATGCATCTAGACAGAATAAAAGAGATGAAATTCTAGATAGAATTGCTGCATCGGTGTCGTCGGATGCAATGAGTTCTGTGCGCGATGAGTCCGTATTAAAGGTCGTAAATGCATTTTCAAAGTCTCTAAAAGAAAATAATGCGGTTCTTCTTGAAACTCTAGTCAAAGAAGATAAGGATCTTCTTACTGACACGGTAAAAGCACTGTCAAACCTACAGGGAAAAACAGTAGAAGAGTTTGCTAAAAAATTAGATGAAGTAATGAAACACTCGGAGAAAATGATTCTTCGAGGCGAAGTGCAAAAAAATGATGCACTTAAGGAAGTGGGCGAAAAACTAAAAGAAATCGCCCTACAAGAAAAATATAAAGCAATGGGGATTGATGGCGATCCTACTACTGGCCAAAGAGTTAAAGAAAGAATTTTTGGCAAACAAGCACAAACTCCAGATGGCACAAAAGCAACTGGTTGGGTGCAAGGTAAAAGTATTCTCAAGAATGCAGGTAGTGGTTTTGCAAGCGGGTTTTCTTCGACCTTTATGGGTGGTGCGTTTGCTGGGGTTAGTAAGTCTAACGAAGAGAGACGCCGAGAAGTTAGAGAACAGACCGAAACTGAAAATAAAAAACTCGCATTTTTAGAAGAGTCCAAACAAAATCTAACATCAACGCTTGACAATTCTGGACAGACAACGGACAAGGTCACACAAGGCGGCGGCGAAGAAACTACACAATTAGCTTCTGCTAATATTGCTCCCGATACCAAAACTAAGAGTGATGCCGAAGAACTTCGTGCCGGTATTAGAGATACCGACCCTGCATTCTCTCGTAGTTCTAGTGCTTTGGGTGTAAAGGACTATTGGCCTGAACTTTTAAGATTATTAGAAGAAATAAAGAAGTGTGTTTGCGAATGTCAATGCAATGGCAGCGGAATGAACTTACCTCTTCCGGCACCGATACCAGTTGGCGGTCCTGTAAAAACGGCTGCGGCGGCGGCAATTGCATCTAGAGTACCCGCCGCGGTTGCAACCAGGGTACCAATGGCTGTCCCAGCTTTAGCTCTAGCATCTGAAACGGCTGCAACACGAGTCCCAGCTTTAACAGATGCTAGAACCGCAGTTGCAAGACAAACCGCTGTTCCACAATTGACACAGCAAGCAAGCGGGGCAACATTAGAAGAATTAGGTCTAAAAACTGCACAGCAAGAAAAAGTTTTAGTTCGCCGAGCTGGCGATGTAGAATTATCGCCAAAATTACAGGGAAGGTCTGTAGCAGAAGCAGATGCATATAGAGGCATCAAACCTGGCTTGAAGGGCAATGAACTACGAGAAGCAATTAGAAATCGTAACATTGCAGAAGCGGCGTCTACAGCTAAAGTCGAACCTAAAGCTGTTGTTGGTGGAAGAGATCTTAATCGTAGAGCAAACGAAAATATTACCACCGAAGAGGGTAGAAATAACTGGCGCGCAAGAAAAGCGGCCGAAATGCAAGAAGGTTCATTAAGTCGTAGTTTACAGGAAACATCTAGAACTGCACCCACTGGAAGAAATCTAGTTCCAGTAAAAGGCGCAGTAGAAGCTACAGCATCAAAACCGTGGTATTCAAGGGCATGGGAAAGCACTAAAACTACCGTCAGTGGCATGGCAACCGGCGCCGCAGAAAAGGCAAAATCGTTTGGTACTTCGGCACTTGGTGCTGCAAAGACAGCGGGCAGCTGGATACAAGGTCAACGTGCTAAGGGTGCAGAAGCACTAGGTAAGGGTTTTGATTGGGTAAAGGGTAAGGCAAGCAAAGTCTTCGGTGGAACGGCAGAAGCGATAGGCTCATCAAGATTTGGCAAGGCAGCCGCGCCAGTATTAGCAAAAGCTGGTGGACTAGCAAGAGTTGCTGGTAAGGCAATTCCTTTTCTACCTGCTGCAATCGGCGCATATTCAAAATATAAAGAAACTAAAGCCAGAACCGGTAGCACAGGTCGAGCATTATTGGCGGGTGGCATCACAGGGTTGGCTACATACGGCGGGCAGGTATTAGGTGAAGCCGGCGGTGCGGCGGTAGGCTCTCTGGCTGGCCCAGTAGGAACTGGTGTTGGCTTTGTGGCAGGCGGCGCTGCTGGTGCATATGCCGGTGAGAAAGCAGGAAGTTGGGGTGCCGACAAGATAGATAATCTTATCTGGGGTAAAGCAGAACCAGCTAAGGCGGGCGAAAAACCCAAAGCAGCTATTGCTACTCCACAGGGTGCTAGACAATCTGGCGGCGCAACACTACAGCAAAGACCTCGAGCAAGTGTTCAAGGCGGACAAAATCAAGATTCTGCTATTATTTCAAGATCGACTGCGGCAGTTGCGACAGCCAAGGGCGCGGCAGAAAAGCCTGTAATTAATGTGCCGCCACCGACTGTAATTCAGGCACCGCCGCAGCAAAGTGGTCCTACTATACCACATACATCTCCACATTCTAGACCGGATGATAACTCATGGCTAACGTGGCAGAGAAGAAGAACCGCAGCAGCATAAAAAAGGGGCGCTTTAAGCGCCCCTTTCTCTTTTAGTCATCCGCAAGACTTGCGAAGTAACTCATGTTATCATCTGTTTCATCTTCATTCCACGGTGGAGTATCTTCGGTAGCCTTAGCAGCCGACTTCATCTTGGTTTCAACGAAGAGTTCGTCCTCAGCATCAAGAGGTGAAACCTTGTCTGCACTAGGAACACGGACACCGCTTCCAAGAACAGCATTCAGCTTAGTCTTGAGTTCATCATAAGACTTGAAGTTTGACGGGTCAAGGAATGCGGCAAGAGAATGTGTCTGCTTCCAGACAG